CCGAGTTTATCTCGGGTTTTTTTGTGGCATAAATATTAGTATGGCAAACTTCTTCACTCGATTTCTTAATGGCGTAGGTGCAGGACTTTTAACACCTAAAGGTATTAACAGTAACTGGCAGCATGCCACACGACTATTCATAGATGATACATTTAGACTCAGTCCAAGAACTAAGTTCTTATTCTATGCTAGATTTGAAGTTGATAAAACAGCTCTAAGAAGCCCTGCATTTACCAATCGACATGCTGACGAGTTTGGTTTATTAATCAAAGGTGCAGACCTTCCTAAGTTTAGTTTTGACTCGATGGTCAAAAATCAATACAATAGAAAGAAGATAGTTTACAAAGCAATAAACTACGAGCCCGTTAATATAACTATGCACGATGACAATGCCGGTATCGTTAATGCTTTATGGGCCTTGTACTACGGATACTATATCGCTGATCGTACACAGCCAAATGCAGCGTGGACTGCAACGCATCTAAGACCAACAAAGACACCTAAAGATAATTTCCGTTATGGTCTTGATAATGAAATCAGCACTCCTTTCTTTAAAAGTATTACTATCTATACTATGAGCCGTAGGAGATTCCAGAGTTACACATTAGTAAACCCACGTATTAAAACTTGGAATCACGGCAACGTTGATTACAGTGAAGGTGGCACACTAGAAAGCCAAATGACTGTAGAATATGAAGCAGTGCAATACGGTGGCGGCACCGTAAGATCTAACAGTCCCAAAGGTTTTGCTACATTACATTATGATCTGTTACCAAGTCCTTTGAGTGTAGCCGGTGGCGGAGTTGCTACTCTTACAGGAGAAGGCGGCGTACTCGATGGCCTAGAACAAGTATTCGGTGACTTATCTAACGGCACAACTTTTGATAGTTTTGGAGGATTCCTTGGTACAGCTATCAAAGGAATCAACACCTATAAAAATCTAAGAGGATTGACCAAAGAAGGACTGGCCGGTGAGGCTGTCAACATCTTAAGCAATCCAGGAAACATTGCTACAGCGGTATCTACAGTCGGAGGAGTCATAGGTGCTGTGTTTCCAAAGAATACATCGACCACTACTAACACACAAGCAACGCAGCGATCTATCATCGCACCTCCAGATCAAGGATAATAAATGGCAACTAACTTACCTATCAGTACCCCTTCTGACAGTTCAGCAGGCACACGCCTATTCTTTGATACATATGGTCAAGAACCTTTGCAGTTTAACGCTTCAGAAGTTGATGCCACAGTTTCTTTTTTTAAAGGCAAAGGATTTGATGACGACGCCGCAGCAGTAGTGTCATCGACATTGCTAAAGCAGGCAAAACTAGACGGGACACCTATCTTTAGTATCTTGGATACATTAAAAGGGTTTAATGAACTAGACCTAAGTTCTCTTGTCGGAGAAGTCTTAAACAATAATAGAACCTCTACGTCAACTCTAGGATTCAGGACTACACCTGTAGTAAACACAACCCATACTAGGAATATCTTACCGTAATGCCCAAGTTTGCCCAAGGTTTTTTTGAAATGAAAAATCCTAGCAAATATGTAGGATTAAAGAAGCCATTAGCTAGAAGTAGTTGGGAGTTTGTATTCATGCGTATGCTTGACGAACACCCAGGAGTCGAAAACTGGGCTAGCGAGAGCGTACAGATACCTTATAGAGATCCCCTGACAGGACGCCAAACAATATATGTTCCGGATTTCTTTATTGTGTATATAGATAAAAACAAAAAGAAACATGCCGAACTAGTTGAAGTAAAGCCAGCAAGTCAGACGTTAAGAGAAAAAGTAGGAAAGAGTGCTTATAATCAACAGCAGTATATTAAAAATCTAGCCAAATGGGAAGCTGCAAGTAAGTGGTGCAAGCAGCAGAATATAAGGTTTAGGGTCGTAAATGAGAATGAGATTTTCCATCAGGGCGGCAATCGTAGATAAGTAAAGTATGACCAAAAAACTTGAAGAATTATTCAACTTAGACCAGGCAAAAGAAGAAGAGCCAGCACCCGCGCCTCCTACACATCAGCAGGTACAAAGCCTTGATGACAGTTATAAAGCAGTAGCTGAGTTAACTAGAGGATTGCCGCAGATTGCCGAGTTAGATAACATTGATGATAAAGAGCTAGATGCTCTAGCTAGCAAAGCAGAAAAAGCCTATGATGATCTAATGGATTTGGGCATGAATGTAGAAGTGCGTTACAGTGGGCGCATCTTTGAAGTAGCTGGTACTATGATGAAAAATGCCATAGACGCCAAAACAGCTAAAATAGACAAAAAGTTAAAAGCAGTAGATCTACAGCTAAAGAAGCTTAAAATCGATCAAGATACTAAATCTCCAGAAGGAGAAGTATTAAATGGTCAGGGTTACATAATCACTGACCGCAACGAGCTATTGAAAAAATTGAGCCAAAAGGGCTAAATATTAATATGAAAACATTTAAAGAATATCTGACAGAAAGCAAAAAAGTCTATAGCTTCAAGATCAAGGTAGCGGGCGAAGTTCCTGAAAAGTTTGAGGAAAACCTAAAATCCAGACTTGGACGCTGTAACGTTTTGACCCTGGAAAAACTAAACACCACACCTATCCAGCAGCTTCCTATCGATTTTCCAGATCTTAAGAACTGCGAAGTTTCTATATATGAGATGGTTACAGAATATCCAACCATCACTACCGAGATTAAGAATGAGCTAATGGCAATGGAAATGTGCCCAACTCACTTCCGTGTCAAGAACTCAGCAGATCCTACAGAAGAATACAATCAGCAAGGTACAGATCTACAATCTAAAGATGCCCTACTTACTGATGACAAGTACAAAGAAGCAGGCAAAGTAAAACAAAAAGATTACTTTGGTCCTGATTATAACAAAGGTTTTCTACAAGACTTAGCAAAAGCATCTAAGGCTCGTAAAAAAGAACTAGGACAAAAAGATATCAAATCAGAAGCATCAGCTTCGGGCCCAGACTATGGCAGCGATGGGGCTAAGAGTCCAGTTGGTTCACACCAGAACAAGATTCCAGACCCATACAAAGGATAAGAAATGAATATACATGATCTATACAAAAAGATTGTCGCCTTAGATCAGCCAGTTGCTGAAGCTAAGATTGACGAGTGCGGAGAACCAATGGGCATGGGACAAGGTCCTATGTCTAGTCCTCCTCCTGCGCCACCAAGCCTAAGTGTTAATCTAAATGCACAAGGCATGGACAACATTGAACAACTAATGCAACTGATCACAAAAGTGAACCCAGATGCAGCACCCAAGGCATTGTCCCCAATGGGTGGTAATGAGCCATCAATCGAAATCGAACCAATGGACAAGCCAGCAGGCGGTCTTCCTCCACTAAAGATGTTACCATTGGATCTAGACAAAGAAGAACCAGAACACGATCAAGATGGCGGCGACATTGATCCTGAAGGTGAAGATGAACCAGAGGATGAAGCATTTGCTAACACTCCAGACGGTGTAGAAGGCGAGCCATTTACTAAAGATACAGAATACATGACCAAGACTCTAGCAGGTGGTATGAACCGTGAAAAGGGTCAATATAAGCACAGCTACAAAGCAGGCGATAACCCAATGGCAATGCCAGAAAGCGATCTACGTGCTATGATCAAAGCTGAACTAGCACAACGTCTAGCAGAAGCCAAAGCTAGATAAGCATAACAGCAAAGTCAGATAGGCTCTTCGGAGCCTATTTTTTTCTGTAAATAAATGTATGGCAAAATCACTTGACGGCGTCTTAATCAAAAAAGCGCACAAACAAGATAGGTATACATTAGAAGAAGTACAGCACCTTGAGAAGTGTATGGATCCCGTTACAGGTCCATTATACTTCATGCGTAACTTTCTTAAGATCCAACATCCTGTACGTGGTGCTATTGATTTTGAACCCTACGATTATCAGGTAAGACTTATAGAAGCATATCACAATCACAAAGATGTGATCGCTATGTTACCGCGACAGATGGGTAAAACAACCTGCGCCTGCGGATATCTTCTATGGTTTACTATGTTTGTTCCTGAAGCACAGGTTCTTATCGCTGCTCACAAATATGAGGGTGCGCAGGATATCATGAACCGCTATCGTTACGGATATGAAAACTTGCCCGACTTCATCCGAGCAGGTGTTATCAGCTACAACAGAAATACTATTGAATACGATAACGGTGCTCGTATACAAGCAACGACAACTACAGAAAATACTGGTCGTGGTAAATCTCTTTCTTTGATTTACTGTGACGAGTTTGCATTTGTGCAACCGCCTGAAAAAGCTAGAGAGTTCTGGACTGCTCTAAGTCCTACACTATCAACAGGTGGTCGTGCTATCATTACCTCAACACCAAACTCAGACGAAGATCAGTTTGCGCAGATCTGGACTGAAGCTAATAAAAAGTTTGACGAGTTTGGCAATGAGCAAGAGCTGGGTGTAAACGGATTCTTCCCATATTTTGCTACCTGGGACGAGCATCCGGATCGTGATGATAAATGGGCTGCTACAGAACGTGCTAAGATCGGTGAGGAACGTTTCCGTCGTGAGTTTGACTGTGAGTTCTTGATCTTTGATGAAACACTGATCAACTCAGTTAGACTCTCTGAACTCGAAGGTGCAGATCCTAAGATGACCATGGGTCAATGCCGCTGGTACAAAGACATCAACCCCAAGGCTACTTACCTAGTAAGTCTAGATCCTAGTTTAGGTACAGGTGGCGACTATGGTGCTATACAGGTATTTGAAATGCCTGATATGATACAGGTAGCAGAGTGGCATCACAACACCACTCCGGTACAGCAACAAGTTAAAACTATGCGTGAGATACTGAAATACATCCACGATAGAGGTATGGAAAAGGGTGGTTCTGCTCCACAGATATATTATAGTGTAGAAAACAATAATATAGGTGAGGCAGCACTTATAGTTATAAACGATATAGGTGAAGAAAACTTCTACGGACTTTTCTTGAGCGAACCTATACGCAAAGGGCATGTGAGAAAGTTCCGTAAAGGATTTAACACTACACATAGAACTAAAATATCTACTTGTTCTATACTCAAGAACATGATAGAAACCAAGAAAATGACCATACACAGCAAACCGCTGATTTCTGAGCTGAAATCGTTTGTAGCTAGCGGGCTAGGATTTAGTGCTAAAACCGGAGAGCACGACGACTTAGTGACGTCTACACTGCTGATTTTACGTATGGCCAGCGTACTAGCTGACTGGGATCCTAAGATCTACGACAAAATGACGGAAAAAGTCTCAGAAGAGAACATGCCGTTGCCTATCTTTATTAGCACAGGGTTTTGATAAATATTACTATGGATGCAAGAAACAATATAGCCACTGATTTATTCTATAAAATTAGAAGCCGTTTTACTGGGCTAAAATTAGGTTCTGAAACAGGCCAAATAACCATTAATCCTGAAGAGGCACGCTTCTTTGATTTTGATTACATGGAGGGTGAAAAGCCCATAGGGCATGTGAGCATTAGTTTGGCAGAGCCAAACAGCATGAAGGTTTACTTTAGCCATGGGATTACTGAATCCATGGATGACGGACAGAAAAACAACTGGTACGGGTTTTTGAAAGAACTTAGAATGTTCGCAAAAAGACGTTTATTGAGTTTTGACACACGAGATATCGCTAAGGACAACTTGGATCGAAGAGATTATGAATTCTTGAGTCAATACAATAAGCCCAAGCCAACTACTAACGATACAGTGACCCAACCGGTCGGAGAAAGTGTTATGAACGAAAGCAGCTTATACGGTTCTCGAACTATGAGCTATCAAAAGCTCGAAGATACGAGACTCATCATTAAACATAGTCGAGCTATTACTGACGACTTTGCACCCGGTGCAAGATCAAGAAATATTTCAGCATTGTTTGTTGAAAATGCCGACGGTGAAAGATTCAAATATCCTTTCATCCATCTAGCAGGTGCTCGAGCTATGCAACGCCACGTCGCTAATGGCGGTTTACCATATGATGAAATCGGTAAGTCTATTGTTAGCATGAGTGAAGAAATAGCCCAACTCAAGAGTTTCCAAAACTATGTGGTCCGTAACGATCTAATGAATAGCGAGACTAACTCAGTAGTAGAAAGAAGCACACAGGCTTTAGAAAGACTACGTGAACAAATCAAAAATCTAGGCAAGCAGAGCCACTATGAAGCATATAGAGAATCATTCCAAGCACAGCAACCCTTAGAAGTACCACAAGAGGTAGTAGAAGACTTTACAGAAATGTTTACTGTAAGGAATTTTAAAGAAGATATCGCAAGCGTATTTCCTGTATTATATAGGCTAATGAAAGAAAATGGAGTAGGCTACAGCGACATAGTCGGTATGACAACAAACGAAATAGAAGAAAACGAAGACTTAGATATTATAGCCAACGAAGATCCATTTGAAAAGTTTGAATCTTGGGTAATGGCATTGGGCGAAGAGTCAGCTATTACTAGTCAAGATCCTGAAGAACAACAGGCAGCAGTGCAACAACTTCAAGAACTAGTCGGTGAACATTTCCCAGCAGGTGTTGATGGTAGTAATGCTATCGAAAGCCTAAAAGGCATAATCGAAGATCCAGAACTATTCAAGAGAATCAAAGAACTTGCGGCCAATGACCCAGATGCATGTTGCAGAGGTTTAGTGAAAGATTGGTTAGAACTAAATGCTCCAGAAGTATTAGAGCAACTAGACTTCGGTGACTACACTGAAGAACCAGCAGCAGGTGAAGAACCAGCAGCAGCTGAGCCAGCAGCAGCTGAGCCAGCGGCGGCAGCACCAGAAGAAGTACCTGCCGAAGGAAGTGATCCTAATCATCCAGAATATGATAAGAAAGATGACTATGATCTTCCACCTTCAGCACGTGGCAAAGGCACAGGCGACTACAAGCTACCAGATTATAAGAAACACGATGACCGTCATGCTAGAGATTTCCGTAAGCGCAGCGGCAATGAATCTATTGATGTAAAAGAAATAGCAGAGTTCGTACACAGCTTTTATGATCGAAATACAGGCACATTCCCTAAAGGGCCAGAAGGTGTAGCAGTTATGGTAGGCAAGAAGTTCGGTGAACAGGCAGAACAGGTAGCTCGTAAATTTGTAGAAAGAATGGCTCCAAACCAAACAACAGAGCAGAATCCAGAACTACAAGAACTAGCAAGAATCAGAGAACTAGCAGGCATGTAAAGATTGTTCGTAGCAGTTAGATCGGGCACTTCGGTGCCCTTTCTTTTTGGCTATCTTTATCTAAACTATCTTGTCAACTTAGAGTCATACTAGTGCGTTAAATTAATACACAGAGGAAATCTGTGATAACCTTAAAAAGGAAAATACTATGAAACTAGTTGCAACTTTAATCGCATCTCTATTTGCTGTATCAGCATTTGCCGCAGATGCACCGAAGAAAGATGAAAAGAAAGCAGCCGCAGAAGCTCCAAAGGCCGCAGCATCAGCTGCTAAAGATGCTAAGGCTGCTCCAGCACCTGCCAAGCCAGCTGAAAAGAAGTAATCGGCTAAATACCGAACAAAGGGCTCACCTGAGCCCTTTCTTTTTGGTAAACTTTTTGTCTACTAAAATCACGCCTAAGGCGTTATATTAATATGAAGGAGAACAAAGATGAAAAAGTTCTTATTCGCTACATTGATAACATTAACTGCTTTTAGCTCACAGGCACAAGCAGACGGTTGGAGACATCGAGGTGGTCATCACCACGGTGGCGGCTATGGATGGGTAGCACCATTAGTTATTGGTGGTGCTGTAGGTTATGCACTTTCGCAGCCAAGATATGTAAGCCCGCCTCCGAGCGTGGTATACGTAACTCCTCCGCCTACATATAATCCACCGTATGGTTATCATTGGGAGAGTGTTCTAGACGGCAACTGTAACTGTTACAGAAACGTTCTAGTTCCAAACTAATATGTTAATGAGGACACGGAATGAAAGGATTGACAATCGCTCTTGCGATGATGATAGGTATTGGGACAAGCCAGGCAAGTACGACACTTACTGGGAACGTGAATCCGAATCCCGTATCTACGTCATCACTAGCAAAGATTGCGACCAAAAAAGATCCGGTCCTTGCAAAATCGACCAGGATACCTAAACCTAAGCTGTTTAGGTCAAATCCTCACAGAGCGACCCACTTTAGTGTCGCAGAAGATCCCGATGATGATATTTTTGTGCAAGACGAAGATATATTTGTCGGTTATCGTCGAGAAGATATTAGCAAACCAAAGGCACCATCTACCCCCGATGATCCGGAAGGTATCATCACTGAAGACATCCGTTGGCGGCTGTTCTTGGCTCGTACAGCAGCCATGATCCGCTATCACCAAATACACGGATAGTTTGGTGAAAAAATCTAAAAAAACTATTGACCTTGCTAAATAAAGTACGCATAATACAAATATGCGTAAGGCATACATTTTAAGGCAAAACATAGGAGGCATATTAAAATGGCTACACTAGCAGAAATCCGTGCGAAACTTCAAGAAGCACAATCAAAGTCCACAGGACAATCATCAGGCGGCGACAACGCCATTTACCCACACTGGAACATGCAAGAAGGAAAGGAAGCAGTAATCCGTTTCCTACCAGATGGCAATCCCAACAACACGTTTTTCTGGGTAGAACGTGCAATGATCAAACTACCTTTCGCTGGCGTTAAAGGCGAAACAGATTCCAAACAAGTACAGGTGCAGGTACCCTGCGTTGAAATGTACAATGACGGTTCTGTTTGCCCGATTCTCAGCGAAGTGCGTGGTTGGTTCAAAGACAAGAGCCTAGAGGAAATGGGTCGTAAGTATTGGAAGAAGCGTTCATACATCTTCCAAGGGTTTATTGTCGAAGATCCTCTTAAAGAAGAAAAGACACCAGAAAATCCAATCCGTAGATTTATCATTGGTCCTCAAATCTATCAAATCATCCGTAGTGCTTTGATGGATCCAGAGTTGGATGAGTTGCCAACTGATTATCTCAAGGGTCTAGATTTCCGTATCGCCAAGACATCAAAAGGTGGGTTCGCAGACTACTCTACATCAAAGTGGAGCCGTCGTGAGCGTTCACTGACTGAAGTTGAAGCGGCAGCGATCGAAGCACATGGATTGTTCAATCTTTCCGACTTCCTACCTAAGAAGCCAACCGATGTTGAGCTCAAGGTAATGAAGGAAATGTTTGAAGCATCTGTCGATGGTGAGCCATATGATATGGACCGTTGGGGTCAATACTTCAAACCAGCAGGTATGGGAGCAGCCACTGGCGATCCTAACAAGCCTGCAGCCAGCGCACCTGTAGATGATGCAGATGATGAACCAGCACCAGTAGCAAAGGCAGCTCCTGCTCCAAAGGCAGAAGCACCAGCATCAAATGGTGATGGTAATAGTCGTGCCCAAGATATCTTGGCCATGATTCGCAATCGTCAAAAGCAGTAAGACTTATATAGAGTGTGAGGTACCTCCTCACACTCTCTTCATTACAGGGAAATAAAATGGCAAAACTAGATAAACTATCAAAAGTAAATGAATCAATCACGCTCAATCGTTATGACAACGGTTGGATGGTCGAAATCGGCGGTCGCGATAAGAAAGAAGATTGGAAGACCACTAAGACTATGTGTAACACTGAAGATGAACTAATCTCAGTCATTAAAGAGTGGAACACTAAAGATTTGGATAACTGATTATGGCAACTAAACCGTTCGATATAAGCAAGTTTAGAAAATCTATTACAAAGAATATTGAAGGTCTTAGTATAGGTTTTAACGATCCTACAGATTGGGTTGGCACAGGTAACTATGCATTAAACTATCTAATCAGTGGCGATTTCCACAAAGGAGTTCCGCTAGGCAAAGTTACAGTATTTGCAGGCGAGTCTGGAGCAGGTAAATCATATATCTGTTCAGGTAACTTGATCAAAGCGGCACAAGCACAAGGCATTTATGTTATCTTGGTTGATACAGAAAATGCTCTAGACGAAGATTGGCTAAAGGCACTAGGTGTCGACACTAGCGATGAAAAGTTGTTGAAACTTAATATGGCTATGATCGACGATGTAGCAAAGACTATCACAGAGTTTGTTGCAGAATATAAAGCTATGCCTGAAGACAGTCGTCCTAAGGTACTTTTTGTGCTTGACTCATTAGGTATGTTGTTGACTCCAACGGATGTTAACCAGTTCGAAGCAGGTGATTTGAAAGGTGATATGGGTCGTAAGCCCAAGGCATTGACAGCACTTGTGCGAAACTGTGTTAATATGTTTGGTAGTCTAAACATTGGCCTAGTAGCTACAAACCATACCTATGCAAGCCAAGATATGTTTGATCCAGACGATAAGATTAGTGGTGGCCAAGGTTTTATCTATGCATCAAGTATCGTTGTTGCTATGAAAAAACTCAAACTAAAAGAAGATGACGATGGCAATAAGATCTCAGAAGTACGTGGTATCCGTGCTGCCTGCAAGATCATGAAAACTCGTTATGCAAAGCCTTTTGAAAGTGTACAAGTAAAGATTCCTTATGAGACAGGTATGAATCCATATAGTGGACTGGTCGACTTGTTTGAAGCTAAAGGGATGCTTAAGAAAGAAGGAAATAGTCTTGTATATGTAACTGCTGATGGTGAGATCATCAAACAGTTTCGTAAGGCATGGGAACGCAACGAAAACAATGGACTAGATAGGATGATGGAAGACATTTCAAAACATGGCGAAAAATCCGATTCAGAGATAACTACTACAGTTGAACCTGAAACGGAGGCCAGTTAATGAAGGAAGACCTAATCGCCGATCTGTGGAGCGTCATTGTTGACCACATTCCCGATAAGCAGAAAAAAACCGTAGCTGAAGACTTTGTTAGTACACTAGTCGATCATGGCATTAAAGAAAGCGTTCTAGATCGGTTGATGGGTATTGACCCATACCTCGACGATGCTATCGAATATGCCACTGACGGTGAACAATATCACGAAGAAGACGACTACGATAGATACGAAGACGAGGATTAATGAACTGGTACGATCGAGTTTCAAAAGATATTTCTAATATTCCAGACGCCGTGGCATATTATGAAGCCGAGTTATTGGCAGCAAAGACTGACGCTCGCATAGCGGGAAACCTTGAACGAGCTGCTGCTAATATGCCTGGTATTGTGGAAAATCGTTTCAATCAACTACAAGAGATCGAAGCGATTTTAGAATATCTAAACATTGAACTACGTCGTTTACGCAGTCAGCATTTCCGTAAATATCTTGAAAACTATCAACGCAGCCTATCCTCTAGAGACTGTGAAAAGTTTGTAGAGGGTGAGTCTGATGTCGTTGACTTTGAAAAAATCATCAATGATTTCGCCTTGCTAAGAAACAAATGGCTGGGCGTTATCAAAGCCTTAGATATCAAGCAGTGGCAGATATCTAACATCGTGAAGCTACGTACTGCTGGACTTGAAGATGCAACACTATGAAAATAGTATTAACTGGGCATCTTGGCTTTGTTGGCGGTAATCTTAAGCCCTATTTAGAACAAAAAGGACATACTGTCATTGGCCTCGATATCAAAGAAGGCCAAGACATCCTTACTTGTGATCTTCCTGAGTGTGACGCAGTTATTCATCTAGCTGCAAAAACAGGCGTTCGGGCTAGTCTAGACTCGCCACACGAGTACTGGAAAGTAAATGTAGACGGTACTAGACGAGTTTTACTGCACTACAGCAATAAGAGGGTCTTAGTTGCAAGCTCTAGCAGCCAATATGAACCTCATTTGAATCCCTATGCTGCTACTAAGCATGTCATGGAAAAGATTCCACACGATAATGTTTGCTGGATGAGATTCCATACCGTCTACGGTGCAGACACTGGGCGAGATATGTTTTTTGATAGACTTAGAAATGGAACACTAGAGTATGTCACGGATCATGAACGTGACTTTGTACACGTTGACGATGTCTGTGAAGCTGTCAATATTTTATTAAACAATGATTTTACAGGACCAGTTGATATAGGTACTGGCATTTCCATAAAGATCTCTGATATATGTACTACACTACCAGTTAGAACATATAATCCACACGAAAGAAAACGTACCTGTGCAGATATGCACATTATGAATAGTTTTGGTTTTAGACCGAGATTTTTTCTTTTGTGACACCCACATGGTGCAGTAAGTATGGCTCTACCTCTGTATCGTAAAAATCTACATGAGCCTTTCCTTTAATAACTTTTCCTAAGAATAAGTTTCTGTACTGATACTTTTTGTTTAGTATCTCTAGTATATGAGCATCACCGGGATGTTTCGATTCTAGTATCATGTCATTATACCAAGCATCTGAATATTCTCGAACAAACTGTTTGTAATCTGCATGTTTGGTATTAAAGCAAACGAATCCAGAATCAAGTCCTTCTGGTTTATAAATCGTCGATAGTAGTTCTGTTCTAGGTAAGAACTTTTCTATATCCATAGGTTGCAAGACTTCTACATCAGCGTCTAACCAAATGAGGTAGTCAGCAGTTACATTTTCCAACATGTAAGAAGTGACTCTGGACTTTAGATACCATTTGATAGGTTTTCTTTTAGTTCCATATACTTCAAAATATTTTTCTGGCTGTTTAGTATTTTTTAAACAAACATCTGTAGGATGTGTTTCAAAATCAGATAAAAAGTTTTCTATAGGTTCATCTAAGAAACAAAGTTTTTTGCCAGGAAGGTTTTTCCATGTTGGGAGATATTCGTGTGCGTATTGTTTATAGATTTTTTGGTTTATAGATGTAACCCAAATGATATTATTCTGGTGCATAAACAGTATCGTGTTCCCACTTATCAATAATTTTATATTTCAGTTCGCTGACTATCCATTGTTCCATTTCAACAACTGTATACCCGTGCATTTCACAATAGTCGTTGGTTTCTAACACAATCAACGGTCTATACTTGTTGATTAAGTTTACAGCACCTTTAAGAGCAAACCATTCGAATCCTTCTAGATCTAAATGTAATAAATCACAACCCTCTATATCTAAACTATCTAAAGAAATAAGTTTTATATTACCCTTTCCAGAAACAGTGTAGCCGCCGGTATTGTTTTTCTTTTTAGTAAGAGGTTCACCCAGGCTTATCATTGACTCTTTTTCGCCTAGAGCAAGATTATTTTTAACAACGTTATCTTGTTGTATGTTTTGATCTAAACAATAAAAGTTTTCAGGGTGAGGTTCGAATGTATAGACTTTTTTAAACAAACTAGCATATTTGTTTGGATATAGTCCACAGTGCCCTCCGGCCTGTACAACTATATTGCGATTTTTTACTAGATTAGAAACATTTATAGGAAGATTATAATGATCTTCTCTAGTTAGATACCTCCATGCAACGATATCTCTTTCGGGCCAAACCCAATCTTTGTTGTCAAAGTTTCTTATGGAAGTTTTATAGTTCATATGATATTTAGCACATAATCTACGCACATAAATATCTGTATGAAAAAGATTGTACTTATTACTGGTGGCTTCGATCCGCTCCACTCTGGCCACCTTTCATATATTAAAGAAGCCAAGAAGCTTGGAGATATTCTAGTCGTCGGTGTTAACAGCGATGACTGGTTAACACGCAAAAAGGGCCGAGCTTTTATGCCTTACATGGAACGAGCCAACGTCGTACGAAATATTGTTGGAGTAGATTTCGTCATTGATTTTGACGACAGTGATAACACAGCCAAACATGCAATACATATGGTTAGACAAAGTTATCCTAGTGATCAAATCATTTTTGCCAATGGCGGAGATAGAACTGATAAGAATATTCCAGAAATGGATTTCGCTGATGATAATCTATCATTTGTGTTTGGCACTGGCGGTTTTAACAAATCAAACTCAAGTAGCTGGATCTTAGAAGAATGGAAAGCACCTAAGACCAAACGTCCGTGGGGGTACTATAGAGTTCTTCACGATGTGCCAGGAATGAAAGTCAAAGAGTTGACTGTTGAGCCGGGGCATAGCCTTAGTATGCAAAGACATAAGCATAGATCAGAATACTGGATCGTTAGCCAAGGTGCGTGTGTAGTAAACTCAAAAATGGCAGGCGGTTATGCTCTTCCTCCTACTTTGTTAAAAGAACATCTAGAATATAAAGTACCAGCAGGTGAATGGCATCAACTAACCAATCCTTACGAAGTTCCTTGTAAAATAGTAGAAATACAATACGGCGAAAAATGCCAAGAAGAGGACATTGAAAGACAATGACTGATATCATCCCGGTCTTTATAGGTTATGATCCTAGAGAGGCTATTGCATATCATACCTGTGTAAACAGTATTATTAGAAACTCTAGTAAACCAGTTTCTATTATTCCTGTAGCGTTGAATCTATTCAAAGATTATACAGAAACACACACTGATGGTAGCAATACATTCATATACTCGAGATTTTTAGTACCTTATCTAATGCGTTGGCAAGGATGGGCTATTTTTATTGACGGTGATATGATCGTAAGGGCTGATATTAACGAGTTGTGGGAACTGCGACAAATGGATAAAGATGTCATGGTTGTAAAACATGACTATAAGACTAAATCTGATAAAAAATATCTAGGAAGCAAGAATGAAGACTATCCAAGAAAAAACTGGTCTAGTGTCATCCTATGGAACTGTTCTACTTTCCCTAATAGAAAACTTACTCCAGAGTTTGTACAGAATTCGCCAGGATCTGTCCTTCATAGATTTTCGTGGATAAATGATGAGAGGATCGGAGAGCTACCTAAAGAGTGGAACTGGTTACCGGACGAGTATGGTCCTAACCCAAACGCTAAACTCTTACACTATACATTAGGTACTCCTAGTTTTTATCAATATGCCGATACTCCGATGGGCAGCGATTGGCACCGAGAACGTATACTCACAGAATATTGTCAGCAATATGATCTTCCTAAGTAAAGACGGCCAAGACGAATATGTCAATATGCTTGCACATGGATCCGGTAGTACTCCTACTGATACCGCCTCTTTTGCTTACAGTGATAGCACTGATCCTATTGTTATACGTGGAATTCTCAAGTATAAAATAATGCGTCGTTGTTGGGAAGATGGCAGAGATTTTTACTATGTTGACACAGGTTATTTCGGAAACCGTAGATGGAAAGAATGGCATAGGATAGTCAAGAACGATCTACAACACAATGATCTTATACCAAGACCCGACGATAGATTTAAAATATTCAATAAAGAAATTTCACCGTGGAAGAAGACAGGTCGAAAAATATTAGTGGCTTTGCCTGATGAAAAACCCTGTAGGTTTTACGACACAGATTTAGATACATGGACTAAAGAGACAATCGAACAAATAAAAAAATATACAGACAGACCGATAGAGATAAGAAAAAGAGCTCCAAGGAGAGAAGACAGAGTATTATCTAATACATTGCAACAGGCATTAGATGATGATGTGTTTGCACTAGTAACATTTAACAGTAATGCTGCTACTGAAGCTGTCTTTTATGGAATACCTAGTTTCGTACTTGCGCCTACGCATGCCGCTAGTCCTGTCTGTTTAAAAGATCTTTCGATGATAGAAACTCCGTTGTATGCAGAAAATAGATATGAATGGGCTTGTCATTTAGCTTATGGTCAGTTTCATATCAGAGAAATGAAAGACGGAACAGCCATGAGGATGGTGACTAATGAGTAAAACTGTAGCTGTATATTACGCAGGTATTCCTAGAAATAATACCAAATCAGAAAAAACAGAAGTATTACGTTTATTTGCTGAAGGTGTAAGAAAAAGTAAAGATGCTGTTATAGAAGTATGGGAACCTAAACACCTAGTCACTGACCTTGGAGTCATACAAGGATGGGTGCATGAAGGAAGTCAAGGTACACCGCATCTAGCATTTAGAAAACATGTTATAGAAAAACAACAACAGCATGGTAAACATACTTTAGCTGTAGATAGTAATCT